CATGAGTGGATTGATATGTATTTGAAAAAAAAAAATCCACCTTTACCATCATCTGAACCATTAAAAACAATGTGTAATAAATGGCTTACGTGGTGGCAAAAACAAAAATTTGAAATAATAGAATCTGAACTACCAGTATATAGTTCTAAGTCTGATATTGCTGGATGCACAGATGCTATTGTTACAAAGCCAAGCTGGAAAGGACAAAAAGCACTTTTGGATTGGAAAAGCAGTAAAGATTTTTATTTAGACCAAGTGATACAGGTCGAAACATATAAAAACTTTATTGAAGAATCTACGAACCATAAGATAGATAAGATAGCTATTGTCAATATTCCAAAAGACCCAAATAAAGATTTATCAATGATGGTTATTAAATCAGACAATAAATTTTATAAGGGTTTCAAAGCGTGTAGATACTTAAATAAGTTAGATGAGGGATGGAAAAAAACAGTATCTAAATTTAAAAAGGAGATAAAAAGAAATGTATAATAAAAAACCAAAACTACCATTTGTTGCATTATCAGGTAAGCTATTTTCAACAGGTCGTCAATCACCACAGTTTGAATTTAGTATAAGAGCAACAAACTTAAAGTTAGAGTGTTCTATAACAAAAAGAAAATATAAATTTTCTGAAGTATTAAAATGGTGGCAATCACCTGAAATACAAAAATATGCTATGGATGGATGGGAACTTTATGTAGAGTCAAAAACACAAGAGCCATTTAAGCAACCTAAGTATGGTGAAAACATTGAGCAAATTATTTGTTTTAGAATGAAAAAACCTTTTGACAGAAGACCTAGTGTTGCTGGTTTCAAACAAGTAGGCACAGCAATGGGTGTAACACCTCAACAAAGTTTTGCACCAGACCATGCACAAACAGCGACACAGCAAGATATGAAAGAACTAGATGATAAAATACCAATGCCTAGAGAAGCTGGAGATGAAGATGAGTGGAACAACCAGTTTTAGGGAAGATTATTTACATCTCGATAGAAAAACTTTGATGGAACAATTACGAAAATTATCAAACTTGTATAATCTTTGGTATGCTCTAAAAATTGATAGTGAAACTGAACTTAAATTACTATATGCAAAAAAGTATTCTGAACTTAAAAATGATGTAGTAAAAAGGTCTCAAAAAGATGTTGAGGTTCTTATATTGCAAGATAAAGAATATATAGAAGCAAAAAAAAAATTAGATGATGCAGATAAAAGGTATCTTTCATCTAAACTTTCATATAATAATAAGAATACAGAAATATCTCTTTTACAAAGTGAATTGAAAAGAGAACTACAACTAATGGGTAAGGAGAAATAATGGGTGGCGGAAAATATAATCCAGAGGAGTTTGATTGTTTAGAACAATTAAAATTGTTAAAAAAACTAAAGAAACAATTAGTATTGTTAAAACTTAAAGGAGATAAATAATGTTATTTTTTGGTAAAACAAAACAAGATTGGAAAGCATTAGAATTACAATACAGAAGAGAGTGGATTTGTTTTGTATCTGGTTTTGTGCTTGGTGCGATAATATTTTAGTGCTTCGTTACATTATAGAAGTCTAAATCATCATTTGCAGTTATAGGTCTGTATGTGATTTGGTAATCTAAAAGTATTAAACCATTTTGTTCAAAATTATTTAGTATTTTTTCTTTGTGTTTGAATGTAGGAAACTCATCAACAAAAGATAAACTTACAGCTTTACCTAATTTTTCATGTTCTTCTAAAGGTGCAAAGAAAAATTCTGCTTCTACTAATATATAATTTTTGACGTTCATATAATGTTCTTATCATATATAAACTATTATATAATTACTTTTTTTTATTTCTATTTAAGACTTTATCTGTCATTTTAGTAGAAAATGTAGCAGTGAATACTATAATTAATAAATACCAAACACTATCAGGTAAATCATTTATTATTTCTACCCATGCTTTGAAGTTATCTCTTGTGCTTTCAAAAAAACCTGTACTTAACATTCCTATTAACCAAATCAATAATATTTCATCTTTCCAACTTTTATCTTGTGATTTAATTCTTTGAACATCAACTTCTTTACAGGCTTCTATTTCTGCTTGTCTAATAGTTTTGACTTTTTCTGCTCTGTGTTTGAAATGGTCAACCACTTTACCAGCTACCATTTTTGTAAGAGGATTATTTATTAATTTGAACCACATTTTAACTCCAATGCCAACTCGCAATAATGTTTAATTTTTTCGTATCTTTCTCTGTCAGATTCATAATTCTTTTTCCTTACAGCATATTTCAAAATACAGCCATCTATAAAATCAAGCCTTTGTTGTACAATCAATTCTATGGGGTCTATACCGCCTATTTTTTTCGATTTGTAGTGAGAGCCACCAATTTGCTTATCTAGTGCTGAACCACGCTTAAAACGCTTTATTTTGCTTTCTATGGGGTCTTTTTTATCCGTCATACAATCTTTTTAATCCAATTACCTTTATTATTCAAGACCATTGGTAAAAGTCTAGGTATTCCGTCAATAATTATTCCACACCCTAAAATAAACCTTGTTTTAAAATTCTTAGCATAATTCATAGCCATAGATTTTTGATTGATAAGACAACCCACGTTCATACCAAAAAATAGATTATCAGGATTAGCCCACCAAGATATTACAAACTTAGTATGATAATGACCTTGAACTGCTGACATACCCATAGCTTGGGACACTTTCAATATGTCCGCACTTCTGCCATGTGTAAAAAAACATCTTTGACCATTTGACATTGTAATCGTTAAATCATCAACCCATTTCCACTTTTTTGTGCCTAAGAAATCACCATAAGGTTTTAAAAATTGACGACTCATTCCATATTTCAATGCTCTTCTGTAAACAAGACTTGAATGATTAGAATCTACTTCAATCATCTTTGGAAATATAGACTCTAACTCTCTAATGTATTCTTTTGATTTATCAAGTTCCATACCAGCAGAAAATAAATCTGGGTCATGTGTGTGCATATTGATTGCATGAAAGTCCAGTAAGTCTCCGATATTAATTATAAAATCAGGTTTGTATTCTTTTTTGATTTCTTTTAAGAAATTTATTGCGTCTTTGTGTTGATATGGCAAGTGCATATCTGAAATAACTAATATCCTCTTCATTATTCCCTTATAAGGGGAAATGTGGATAAAAGCAAATTTAGTTAAGAACTGTGTAGAGTAGATGCGTGACAGCAATCAAACAGATAGACCACATAACTTTTTCCATACGAGAAACTCTTTGGTCTAAGTGTGCAAGATGGTTGCCACGAATAGTTTGTATCTCGTGTTTTAGTAATGCAATCTCACCCTCGATACGGATAAGTTGCTCTTTGTTTTTTTGACTAGCTGTTGCCATTTTTACCTTTTACGCTTTTTTCTTCGTAAATCAAGGTCATGTTTTCTTGAACCTCGTAAAAAACTATTTACTCTTCCCATACTCCAAGCAGACATAGATACTCTTCTTGAACCAGCAGATAGAAAAGCACCTTGACCTCTACGATATACTTTTACAAGCGTTCCGTAAGATACGCCTTTTTTTGCTTTAGCTTTTCTTCTTAGTGTAGCTTTTACTGCTGTTGATAGTGGTCGTCTAAATCTACTAGCCATTATGCTTTTGTTCTCCTACGCAATAAACCTCTAGGTATGAAACCACCTGTTTTATATATTGATGAAACTTGTTTGATAAGTCTTGCTCGTCTTGTCCGTTTTGAGCCTTTAAGACCTGTAAGATATTTTTTTGGTAGGTCTAATTCTTTATCTCTTGCGACTTTTCTTCTTTTTCTTTTTTTTGACATTTCTTCTTCTCTTCCTCATTGGGAACTTATTTATCATTTCTCTAATTGAAATAGATGTTGTAATTCCACTCATTTTCCAACTCTTCGCATTGCAATAGTATGTGCTTGTGCAAATGTTCTTTTTCTTCTACCACCAGCACCACTCATTAGTCTAGCCATAGACCTCATGTGTTTTAATGAGTGATGTCTTGCGTGGCTTCTCATTGTCTTTTGTTGTCTTGGTGTAAGGTCTTTAATAATATTTTTTATTGATGCGACCTTTACCATTATCTTCTCTTTTTACCTTTTTTCTTTTTCTTCTTTTTTTTCTTCATTCCACCATGTGAACCTTTTCCTGTATGATAAGGCATTATTTCCTCGCTTTCTTTTTTTTAGTTTGCTTTTGTTTCTTCAATATAGCTTTTTGTAAAGCCATTGGAAGTTTTTTTTGTTTTTTAGTTAGTGCCATTACTTCTCCTAGTTTTGTAATTGACCATCTTTCCAGACAGCATCTGGTAAACCATTTGTAAATTTTTTTCCATCGAATGTCAAAATTTGTTTTCTGTTTGAGTTCTCAACAAATGAGCAATGAACCCACCCACTATTAGCTTCTCCATTCCAGTATTCTAAAATCAGTTGGTCAAAATCACAATTGTTTGAAATCCACATTGCAACTTTTAGGTTAGATACACCCATGATTTCAAAATCAACTGCTTCACCTTTTGTATGTTGAGATGTTTTTTTACTACCAATAGCTTCACATAATTCAGGACTTCTATATCCTGATGTTATAACTATGGGTTTGTCAAACTTTGCTCTTACAGGTTCAAGAACGCCATAACAAATATCAGTAAGGTTTTTTATTTCTCCACTTCCAGCTTTATTAGAGATACCCATACGAGTAGCTGTCATAGACTTCTCAAACTCTTCAAGTTTGAAATGTTTTGAAAGTTGCATTATTCAGGCTTAGTTGGAAACTTCTTATTTTTGGCTTTTGCTTCAGTATTCACGCCCTCTGTGATGTCTCTTAAATCTTTACGATATTTTTTCATATCATCAGACATTTCAACATCAGACAAAGCATAGTAGTCAGTTTCTTTTAACAGACCATCTCTTTTTTGTCTTAAAGCAACCATTGCTCTATCATAAGCACCATCTGCCCAAGCTTTTTCTTCAGCATCTCTTTGTGCGTTTTCTTCTGCTGTGAGTTTGATTCTCTCACCATTTACCATTTTATATCTATCTGCCATATTTACTCCTTATTGTTGTTTGTTATCATAATTATCTATAGAACTCCATACATATCTATCGTGCCTGAATCTATATTTCCTGACGACATCTTGAAATCTATAGCATCTATAGCTGATGTTGTGTTTCCGTATCCAGCACCATTAAATTGTTCACTCGCATTATTATGATTGTAAAAATTAAAGTTACTTATAAAATGCTTAACAAACGTATCTGAACTTGGTTCAAAAAGATGCAAAAAACCTGAAGCTGACTCATCAGAACTATTACCTAACTGACTACCAAAAAAAGCATAGTCGGTGCTTTGTGCTAAATCATAAGCTGTTCTATATTCATTACCTGATATACTATCATCTTCAAAATGTAATGATCTAAAAATTGTTGTTGTTTTAGTAACGTTATAATTACTTCCACCATCTGTACTAAAATTAAATGTAAAATGTGTATTATCAGTTGCTGGATGAATATTATTAAATATAAAAATATATTCTTTATAGGTGCTAGTAAGACCTGATGTTATGCTTAAACTTGATGATGAACTTGCCGTTGATCTTGATATAAAAACTAAATTACCAAGTCCTGTTATGCTACCTACTGCTGTTGCATCTTTTACTGCTCTATTATTTAATTTAATTATACTCATGATTTACTTAATCCATACATTTTTATAATTCCTGAACCTATATTTCCGCTATCCATTTTAAAAGTAATTGCATTGATCGCTGATGTGGTATTTGCATATCCAGCAAAATAAGCATTACTTGCAACACTTGTGCTTCCAGCACCGCTTGCGTTAGAAACACCAATAAAATGTTTTACAAAAACAGTTGAGCTAGGCGAAAACAAATAAAATTTAGCTGACAAGCATTCAGGATTACTATTTTTTAAAGTAAAAATAGACATTGTTTGGTCTGATGTGCTTTGTGCTAAATCTCTACCACCCTCATAACCAAACTCATTATAACTTCCATCTTCTTCGTGTCTAGCACCAAACATGGTTGTAGTTTTCGTTACATTGTAATTTGACCCACCATCAATGCTTAAATTAAATCCAAATCGTACATCATTGGTTGCTGGTTGTATGTTTATTAATTTAAACAAATAAGTATCGTAAGTGCTATCAATATTAGAAGTAAAAGAAGATGACGATACTCCTGATGTTATGTTATTAGTTCCAAGTAAATTTAAACCACCAGAAGATAAGCTACTTAAAGCAGTTACATTTGAAATCGAATTGTTATTATATTTAACTAACTCCATATAATTTTATAACTCCTGAATCTATGTTGCCTGAACCAAATTTAAATTGCACTCCTGTTACAGCAGATGTAGTGTTAAAATAACCAGCAGTAAACGCATCAGTTTCTTTTTCAAATGCTGATGAACTTCTTGACATATAATGTTTTACAAAAGTAGTGTTGCTTGGGTCAAATAAGTGTAACATTCCTGATATTGATTCATCATTATCTGCACCTGTACTCTCATTAAGTCTTTGAAATGATGTGCCTTGTGCTTGGTCATCACTTGCAAGATAAGTCAAAGCCGTAGTGCTATCATCTTCATCATGGTCTGCTATAAAATATGTGCTAGTAAGTGTGGTATTAAAATCAGTTCCATTTGTTGTTACTTGAAAAAAAAGTTTTGAATTATCAGTAGCTGGGTGAAGATTAATAAATTTAAAAATATATTCTTTGTAAGTA